CATCCTCATCCGGCTCTAGTTGACGCCGGTCAAGCTCATCCGCGATCCGTTTTCTAAGGGTCAAGAGATCCGAAACCATGCGCCCGGTTGAATCTCCGCCACTTGTAGCGGAGTCCGTTCCTCTTTTCCCAGATTGAGCTTGAGCGAACTGCAAAGAGAACGGGGTATGTAGATCAACACCTTTAGGCATTGGCCCCAACTCATCACCGCCCCAAATGTCCCGCATGATCTTATCAGCCCGATAAGGCGTCATCGCCCCGGACCTCTCCCCAATAGCCATCATCCGGATCAACTCAATATCGTCCGTGATGTTGGGGTGATTGGTGCGGAACACATGAAACCGGACACCCCAACGGGCTAAGACGTGGCGGTTAAATTGAAAGTCCATCTGATCGCGTTCGGGAGCAAACACTTGCTCATCAGCAATCGCCTTGCTAGTGTCCGCCGTTGCTCTGTTGTAGTCCTCTGAACGGCCTACAAATATGGGAGGAAGGCGGAAGCTTTGCCTCACTTTGTCACGGTTGTTCTTGTCGTACTCTTGAAAAAGCTGATCCTTAATCTGCTCATTTGTCAGAGGGATGACCTTGATCCTAAAGGCATCCGGGGAAGGGTCGCCATCATCCAAAGTCTCACCCTCAAGGATGATGAACTTGGAGCGGTTCCCGGCCTTTGCGATCTGTTGTTCCGTGAACTGTTGAAGCCGCTTGATGGAGGAAGAGGTTAGCGTTCCATTCTCAACAATGATGAACATTGAGGGGACATGGTTTTGAGAGATTGTTTTATAGTTTGTCTCATCCGCCGTCCTTGATCCCAGAATAGAGAACATGTTCCCAATATAGCGCGGAACTCCATAGGCCGTTGAAGAAGCATAAATACGATCGTGAATTAGAGAGGTTGCCCTCAAACCGATCGGTAGCTTCTTAGCTTTTGCCCCGGATAAATATTCGCCGGTACGTTTATCCATCACACGCGGATCGCCCGCCTCTTTGAAGAAGACACGCTTCCCGCTTCGTTGTTGGACGTACTTCCGGAACCTATAAAAGAAAGGAACTTGTTCGATCGTGAAATTCAAATCAGGGCGGACTCTCGGAACCTCTATCTTGGTAGGGTCTTTTTCACGCTTGATAAGGCGGATCGTGTGGCCGTGGATATGGTCAAGCCCAACAAGATCGCCTTTCATATCCTCGATTAACTCAAGGTAGCCGTTCCCACAAGACTCCTTATCAAAGACTTTCATCCGCCGGAGAGCCGTCAAGCTATACTTGGGATGAACGGCCCCAAGCTTCGCCAAAAGTCTATATCTCTCCTCTCGGATCTCCTTCTCAAAGTTAGCCCGGACATCGTCCGGCATGGGACGCTCTTTGAGCCTCCAACCAAAGCCTACCGTATTCGTGACCATTGACTCTTGACATTGGCCCAACTCAGTAGACATCATCCACATATTAGCGAGGTTATAAAGGTTGTGAGGCGGGTCAATGATACCCTTGTAACCGGCTAGGGGATCTTTCTCATCCTCTGCGTCAATTCCTTGGGATTGAGCCACTTGCCAAGCGGGATTAGATCCCTCTGACTTATAGACCGCCTCCGGACCCGCGCCGATAACTCTAGCCGTAATCCTGAGTTGTTGCTTTAGACCATTGTCATGAGTCCCATCAACAACAATAGAATCTTTATGGATAACATTCGACACCGCCACACTTGCCCCTATTCAACAACGAAATAATGACCGAACACATAAAGCCGCCCGGCGGTGATAGCTTCAACTCCAACCTCAAGGTTTAGTTGTCTGGCATCCGTCAAGATGTTAGAGAAGTTTGTCACCGTCCCATCTTGGATAGCCTCAAACGCCCCCGCATCCCAAGGGCTTCCACCGTGGTTGATCGTGATAGGCGCAACAATGCCGCCCACGTCATCAGTAGGAAAGCCAATCCCAACAGATGCGTTGTCTGGACCGGTTGGGCTTTGAAAGGTTGTAACAACGTAATACCAAGCCCTTGAAATGATCGCATTGTCAGGGAACTCAGGGCCGAACGGATGAGATCCAACCGTCCCGCCATGTGTAGCGAAGTCATAGAGAGCCCGGAAAAAACCGCCGGGGTATAGAGATGACTCCGTTTGGTTTAAGTAGTCATTGATCTCCGCCTGAGAGATCAAGGGGTTTGAAGCGGAGGGGGTATTTGCCGCAACGCCCGCCCGCTGATCGTCTGTGAGTTGTTGACCGATCATGGTGTTCAAAACACCGCGAAGATCTCCAACACCGCTGTCATCTTTCTGAACTTCCGAAATGTTCTTAAGGGCGTCGAAATGCCCAACGGGGATGAGTGTCTGAGCCATAGTTCTACTCCATTCCTTGAAAAGAAGAGGCGAAAAGGATTAACCCCACGCTTCCCATTGGATAGTTTCGGTTGTGGTGTCGTTTAGGTCTGCCAAGTTGCCAAGCCGAAAACCGGCGGGAAGTGTCGCGGTAGCCGCAAGCACCGTGATACCATTTGATGAAATGATGGACTTTGTTCCGGCGGGTGCGGTCTTGACGCCCGCGCCGTCACCTTGATCGTCACACCAATCAAGAACCGCGCCGTTGGTCAAGTTAGTGACCCGAACTTTAACCGGCTCAAAACCGGGCTCTCTGAGGTCAAGGTTGGAGTTGTTGCAGTTTGCAATATTCTTGAAATAACGTGGTCCGGAAGTGCTAGACATGGTTTCTATCCTCCATATGAGTAGCGGTCTAACCTAGTGATTCAATGGGAGCATAACACCCCAAGAACCTCAAATCAAACCGACCTCACCCGCCTCCGTTCGTTTCTTTCTTGCACCCCTCAGACCCCTCCCGATCGCTTTCTCCAAGCTATCAAAAAAGTCTTTAGAGCCCTTGACGTTTGGGAAGCCCATAAGAAGGCGGGCATAGTGCGCTTGCTCCGGTCTAACGCGGAGTTGATGATCGGTAAAGAAAAGCGCAAGTTGAGCCGCCCGCGATTCCTTATCCTTGATTGTATAACTACCAATACAAGGAACATGCGGAAACCGCTCCCGGATGTCTTGCCGCATAACATCTTGGAAGGCGTTGTTTTCAATGACTACGCGGACGGTTTCCGGGTGCTTTTCATACATGGACTTAACAAGCTCCACTTGCTTCCCATAACCGCAACGCCTTAAAAGTGCATCCACCAAAAACGGGTATCTAGTCTTATGCTGAATGGCAACGGTGCTATGTGAAAACTTGTCTTTCTCTTTTGCCTTCTTCTTGCCAACAACAGGGTCCACGCCTTGCCATAGATGATATTTCTCAGGAAGTGAGTAGGGCGCAATGATAAAATGTTCCTCATTGAAAAAGCCGCTCAAACCTACGCCCGAACGAACCATATATTGAAGCTCAAACGCCTTGAGGTTTGCTTTCCGGATCTTGTGTAGCCGCTCAGTAGGAAACACCTTATCCCACCTAGAAAGCTCAGTGTCTGGATCAAGGGCGGAGATCCGAAGGGTTGAAAACTTGTAGTCATTCTTCTCAAACCACCCATAGATGTCTTCATCCGCCCAACGTGTCCCCAAGACAAACAACCGCCCGCTAGGACTTATCAAAGTGGGATACAAGGTTTCATAAAAGTAGTCATGAACCTTGGCCCTTTGTGCGGGGGTCTTGGAGTTGTCCTTTGTAACAAGGTCATCCACAATAATTAGGTCAAAGTGACGGGACGGCATTCTTGTATCCATGCCCGCGCTGAAAATAGTAGGCTCTCCATACATCGCGGTTTTTTTGTTAACTTCGATCTGCTCTGTCGTCCAGACACCCGCCCCGGTAACAAAGTCACCGAAGATCTCACGGAACCGCTCATTCTTTTGAAAGTGGTTGCTTATCTCAGAAAGGAACTTTTTTGATTGATCGCGGGCGTCTGCAACAAGACATATTCGGATGTTAGGGTTGTGCAAGATCTCAAATATGCAACGGACAACAGTGCAATAGGTTGACTTCGCCGCACCGCGCCACGCTAGAATCATGCACTCTTGATGCGTGTCTTGCCATTGCAACATCTCTTCATGGAATGGTTGAATGTCAAACTCTGGATACAAAACGAACTGAGCAAGCACATCAATCCGCCTGTCAATCATGACAAGATCCCATATCACGCTGTTTGTGTTGCCGTATACTTGAGCATATTGATCGGCGTATAGGTGATCCATGTCTCCCTCATACCCGACCGCTTGAGCCATTTCTCTTTCCAAGGCGGCAAGTTCCGCCGCCGCATTAGGGTCCATCATTAACCATAGGCTCCGTGTATAGCTCCATCAAGGAGGCATGTAAGGTTTCCGCCGCCCTCAACACAACCCAAGGATCTCCGCCTAGCTCCATCATATAACGCGCCGCCTTGATATATTGAGCGTTAGCCCAATGCTCTTGAAGAACGGAGTCTTCCGGAGGAGAATCAAAAACAAGCCCCGAAGGGGACCGGGGGCCTTCTTGCGATAAAAGAGCCCGCGTGATGTCCCGGACACCATTAGGGTCAAGACCGGCCCGAAGCAATAAAGAATCAATGTAGTCCTTGGATCGCATGGGGCTCCCTACAATTCAGAAGGGGCCGC